CAATTTCTGCAGGCGCCTGGATTTTAGCAATGGGAACTGGATTAAGGGCTATGAGTAAATATTCTACTTTAATGTTACATGAAGGTTCTTATTCAATGGAAGATAAGTTTCATAATATGAAAACTTCTTTAGAACATTTTAAGCATTTAGAAATGATAGGTTATAAAATGTTAGAAGAAAAAACAGGAATCGAATCTAAGTTTTGGGAAGATAAATGTAAGCAAGATTGGTATCTTACCGCAGAAGAAGCTTTAACTTTAAAATTAATAGACAAAATAATATAAATGGAATTTACAGAAAATGATTTATTGAATAATTGGAATGAATTTATTTCGATTATCGAGACAAATATAGAAGAGCCTAGAAAATCAGCATTAATAACAATGTACGGGGATTTTCAAAGCGATTTAATGTTTGCACCAGCAGCTAGTAATGAAAATTATCATAACTGCTTTGTAGGAGGTTATATTGACCACGTTATTAGAGTAGTAAAATGCTCAGAAAAATTATATGATGCTTGGGGAGAAATGGGAGCAAGTTTAGAAGGCTTTACTAAAGAAGAATTAATTTTTTCAGCTATCAATCATGATTTAGGAAAAGCAGGAGCACCTAAAGAACCTTATTATATACCTAATCCTTCAGATTGGCATCGTAAAAATCAAGGTTCATTATATGAACTTAATGGTAAATTACATTATATGAAAGTGCCAGATAGAAGTTTATATACTTTACAAAAATATGGTATCGAAGTAACGGAGTCAGAATATTTAGCAATTAAATTACATGACGGTATGTATTCTGAAGCTAATAAAGGTTATTATATGGCATTCAAACCAGAATTTGGATTAAAAAGTAATCTTACATTTATTTTGCATCATGCAGATCATTTAGCTAGCAGAATAGAACATGACAATAAATTACCAAAAGATAAAACAATTCCAACAACAATAGTTAAATCTAATAAAGCAACTACAGCAGCAGTATTTACTTCAAGCGAAGCATCTGTAGATGATTTATTTAAAGACTTCTTTAAAAAATAACTTATATGACATATACAATATTAACCCTATTACTTTTAGCATCTTGGTACATGATATTCAGGTTGTTTATTAAAGTAGAGAAACAAGAAGAAGCTATATTAACTAAGACAGATGATATTTTATTTCTTCAATATCAATTTACAGCATTGCTACAAAAAATGCAAGAGATAGACAGAAAAAAAATGTTTGAGACTGATGATGAAGTTGGAGAAACATTTAGTATGTTAAAGATAGCAGTAGAAGATGCTAAGGAATTAGTACTTAAAATAGAAAAAGAAGATGGAAGTAGCAATAGATAAAAAACAATATTTTACTCAAGCAACGGAAGATGCTATATGTAATTATATTCAGTCTACAGACTTTGCAGAGAAGAGTAGGATATATAATGAAAGTATAAAAGCCCCATTTGAAAAGATAGTTGAAAATTGGATTTTTAAATTACAAGCTTGGAAATATACAGAATCATATCAAGAATTATCTAATGATACTATTACTTTTTTAGCTGAAAGATTAGGAAAGTATGTACATGCAAGTGGTAAAGCATTTTCTTATTTCTCGGTTATTGCTAGAAATTACTTAATCTTATTTATTAATAAGAGTCATAAAAAATTAAAGAGTAATGTAGATACAGAAAATATAGATATTGAACGTAATTTAATAAATGAAGAAGCATATAAGGATTTCGTAGAAGAAACCCATAACTTTGTTGAAGCGTTTATAACTTTCGTAGATGCAAATTTACCTATTTTATTTGAATCTCAAAAAGAAATGATGGTCGCAGATTCGGTATTAGAGTTATTTAGAACAAGGGATAACATAGAAAATTTTAATAAGAAGGCTTTATATATTTTAATTCGTGAAAGAACAGGATTAAAAACTCAAATAATAACTAAAACAGTCAATAATATTAAGATTATATATGCTATCTTATATAAGAATTATCAAATATATGATTCGATAAGATTAGATCCGTATAAAGTTCAAGAATTAATTAGAATACAAAAGACTAAGACTAAGAGATAATTATTTAAAAGATAATTATGGCAAATATAAATGATTCAATCTATGGTAGTACTTCATTAGCAGATGTATTTAAAGAAATCCATGGTAATCAAAAAGAAAAAAATAGACAAATAGACAATTTAATTCAACAATTATCACCGCTAGTAAAAAACATTAATGATGCGGCGGTAATTGTTCCTCTTATAAAAGAATATTTAGATGTAGGAGTTAAGAACGACGAGCAGTTAATTAAAATGACTTCCGTCGTTCAAAGACTGTTAGCGTCTGATGCTAAACAAAAAGCAGACCAACCCGCAGATTGGATTTTATCTCCAGATGAATTAAAACAAATTCAAAGCGATTTAAAAGGAATATCACAAATCAATAAAGATATAGAAGAATCTTTATCTAAAACCATTAAATAATGTTTGAATCAGCAGAAGTAATAGAGGTATTTTTAGTAGATACTATACAAAATTATTATACTATTCGATTTAAGTATTTAAGCCGTCCTGGAAGTAGTGATGCAAATGCTAGCACTGCAATACCTTTAGATACTCATATAAGGACTATTCCAGTTCCTGGAGAAATAGTATTAATAGTAACAGCAGCTTCTGCATTTGCAGGTAATTTCCGTAAAGAAGGTACTAACTATTATTTATCGACAGTTAACATTCAGTCAAGTATTAATTATAATGGTGTACCTACTTCAAGCGAAATTCCTCAATCAAATAAAACCAGTTATGGTAACGCATCATTAGGAGCATCATTCTCCCCAAACGCATCTACTCCAGCAAGAACAAAGAAAACATTTAAACCATTAAATGGTCAAAATGCTTTACAATTATTTGAAGGTGATGTAGTAGTTGAAGGAAGAAGCGGTAATTCAATTAGATTAAGTTCGACAGTAAATGGTACGTCAGGAATAACAAAACAACCAACATGGACATTAGGAAACCCTGGAGATCCTATACTAATCATATCAAATACTAAAAAAAGATTAGCACCTAACGGATTTAGAATTGAGGATATTAATAAAGATGATTCATCTATTTATTTAACCTCAACCCAAAGATTACCTTTAGTATTGGCAGGTCCATTAGGAACAACTAATATTAAAATAGGAACGTTTAGTACAAATTTATCTGGAAAACAAATTGTAATGAGTTCGGATAGAATAGTATTAAATGCTAAAGAAAAAGAAATAGCTTTATCATCTAAAAATGGAATATCAATATCTAGTAAAGGTGGTATAGTTTTGCAATCATCTAAAGATATTACTTTAGAAGCAACGACGATTAATTTAGGATTTCCGGCAGTATATTCAGCAGTTAATGGAGAACAATTAGAATCTATTTTAACGGCATTAGCATCTGGGCTAAATTCAGCCGTTCCGGGATTAGGTGGGCCGGCTCAAGGTCTTATAAGTAGCGGGTTATTTAAATCTACAAAAGTAAAACTTTAAAAAGTACCGGAGATTTTATTATACTAGATAATTATAATAAAGAATCAATATGGATACAAGTAAATTCTTTAAGCAATTAAGACAAATTATTAAAGAAGAAGTTCAAGCAGCCGTTCACTCTGAAATGAACTATCTTTATGAAAGCTTAGATAAAGTTTCGTCAAAAACAACTCAAGCACTAACGCGTCAAGCGCAGCCGACATTAAATACAGCAAAAAAACCAGTACCTAATACTAAAAAGGAATTGTTTTCTAGTAATCCGTTACTTAATGAAATTTTAAATGAGACTGCTAATGCAGGATTCTCTAATAAAGAATTTCATGGTATTTTAGAAGAAGAGTATAATCCGGTTCAAATGAATCATAATGATTTTGATGAATGGCCTTCAATGAGAAATATGTCAACGATGTCATCTAATCCAGCAGCAATATTACCAAAAACAGATATAGACGGTCGCCCAGTTCAAATAGAAAATTTAGATCCTTCGGTTGAAAAAGCTTTAACAAAGGATTATACGGCATTGATGAAAGCTATTAATGCTAAAAAAGGTAAATAAAGATGGCAAGAATTTTAAGTAAGATTCCTGTAATAGATACTGAAAAAGATGTCGCAGTAGGTATTAAATTACCACTTAATAACGCTAGTAAAGGGTTATTTGAACTATCTTACAGTACTGAAGATCAAGCAGTGTCTAACTTAAAAAACCTTTTGCTAACAAGTAAAGGAGAGCGAAGATATTTACCGACATTTGGAACGGGTATAATGAATTTATTATTTGATCCAAATACAACAGAGGTAGGCGAAAATTTAAAAGATGAAATAAGCTCTGCTATTTCTTTTTGGATGCCATATATTATAATAAATAACATAGATATAAAACAAAAAATAGATGCGTTAGGTGCTCAAGCAGAGCATGGATTATCAGTAACTATTAATTTTAGAGTTTCAAATCAAGGCGCTAATCAAACTATCGTGTTAGATATTAATCAATCAGGAACTATAGCTATATTATAATGTTAAATAACAATACAAAAAAAGATATAAAGTATATTAATAAGGACTTTAGCAATTTTAGACAATCTCTTATAGAGTTTGCTAAGAGCTATTTCCCTAATACATATAATGATTTCAATGAAACTTCACCAGGTATGATGTTTATTGAAATGGCGTCGTATGTTGGCGATGTTCTTTCATACTATACAGATAATCAATTAAAAGAAAGTTTATTATCTTACGCAACTGAAAGATCTAATTTATTACAATTAGCTCAAGAAAGGGGATATAAACCAAAAAATACAGTACCTGCGACAGTTGAATTAGAGGTATTTCAATTATTACCTGCAATTCAATCAGGCTCAACTTATTATCCAGATTGGAATTATTCTTTATCTGTAAATCAAGAAATGATTGTTAGCGCTACTAATACGAATGTTCAATTTAGAACAATTGATCCTGTAGTTTATACTTCTAGCTCAATAGCATTAGCAGGAGCAGATGCATTATCAGTTTATCAGGTAGATAATAATAACAATCCAGTATATTATTTATTAAAGAAAAAAGCTAGAGCAGTAGCAGGAACTATTCAATCCCAAACATTTACTTTTGGCACTCCTAAAAGATATGATAAGATTATTTTAAATGAAACTAATATTATAGAGATATTAGATATAGTAGATTCAGATAACAATAAATGGTATGAAGTTCCTTATTTAGCCCAAGATACAATTTTTGATGAAGTTAAGAATGACCAATATTCAAATATGAATTATTCTGGTTCATCAGGGGTATCTCCTTATTTATTAAAGTTAAAAAAGGTATCTAGAAGATTTGAGACTAGAGTAAATGCTGATAATACAATTACATTACAATTCGGAGCAGGAGTTTCAACTTCAGCAGATGAGGAATTAATTCCAAATCCAGATTTAGTAGGTAGTTCGTTATATTCATCTATTATAGACTATTCGATAGATCCTAGTAATTTTTTATATTCTAAAACTTATGGATTAGCACCTGCAAATACTACACTAACAGTTAGATATACTACAGGCGGAGGAATTGAATCAAATGTTCAGTCTGATACATTAACCGGAATTACAAGTGTAACTTTTGATTCTGATGGTACTGGATTAAATCAAGCTTTATTTACTAGAATTAAAAACTCAATAGCAGTTAATAATCCAATGCCTGCAGTAGGCGGTAAAAGTTTAGAGACTATTGATGAAATTAGATATAATGCAATTGCAAACTTTGCATCTCAAAATAGAGCTGTAACAGTAGAAGATTATATTATTAGAGTTTATTCATTGCCACAAAGATTTGGGTCTGTAGCAAAAGCATATATTACTCAAGCAAAAGATAAAGTAACCAATGGTGGTAATGTTAGCGATAATCAATTGGCGCTGGATTTATATGTTTTAGGTTATGATAATAATACAAACTTAACTCCTTTAAATTCTATCATTAAAACTAATTTACAAACGTATTTAGAGCAATATAGAATGATTACTGATGCAGTTAATATTAAAGATGCTTATATTGTAAATATAGGATTAGATTTTAGTATTATAGCATTACCAGGATATAATAGTAATGAAGTATTATTAAAGTGTATTGCTAAGTTAAAAGAAATTTTCGATATTACTAAATGGCAAGTTAATCAGCCTATCGTAATATCAAAATTATATTCTGAATTAGATAATGTTGATGGCGTACAAACAGTATCAAATATTACTATTACTAATTTAACAGGTAATGATATAGGATATTCAAATAATAAATATGATATAACTAAAGCTATAAGGAATGGAGTAATTTATCCTAGTTTAGATCCTTGTATCTTTGAAATTAAATATCCAAATAAAGATATTAAAGGTAGAGTAGTTTCATAAAGTAATTAAATAAAAATATGATTTATCATTTATATTCAAATCAAGACGCTACAATTTATGAAAGAGATCCTACTTTAAATGCAGGGTTAGATGAAATATTGGAGTTAGAAAAAATAGTTACGAGCGATACTATGATTGAAGTATCTAGAATTTTAATAAATTTTAAGGTAAGTCAATCAGTATCAAATCTTCGTACTAACGGATTTTTAACTACGGGAAGTTTAAATTCAACGTTAAAGTTATATAGTTTAGAAGCAGTAAATACTCCAGTAGAATATTCAGTAGAATGTTATCCAATATCTCAGTCATGGACTTTAGGAACAGGTAAAGTTAATTATATTCCAGTATTAACAAATGGAGTTTCTTGGGAATATGCAACAGAAACAGTTTTATGGAGAACGGGGTCATTTGCATCAGGTGTAAGCGCTAGTTACTTTACATCAACAGGAGGATGTAATTGGTATCAAGCATCAGGCTCAAAACAATCATTTGAATATTCTCCTATTACTCAAGATTTAAATTTAAATGTATCTAATATCGTAAATGCTTGGTTAAGTGGTTCTTTAAAAGAACAAGGATTTATAATTAAGATATCAGGCTCATTAGAATATAGTACAGACACATATGGTCCTATTCAATTTTTTAGTAGCGAAACTAATACTATATATCCTCCAAGATTAGAGTTAGCATGGGACGATTCAGTATTTACTACAGGTTCTTTACCACCTATAAATACAGATAAATATGCTATTATAGCTAAGAATCTTAATAAACAATATGATCAAGATTCAATTGAAAAGTTAAGAATAGTTAGCAGACCATTATTCCCGGCAAGGACATTTTCTACGGGTAGTTCTTATAATATAGTACAATATCTTCCTCAAACTTCATATTATCAAGTAGAGGATTATTATACTGGCGAAGCACTTATACCATATAGTGACTATACAAAAATAAGTTGCGATAGTACAAGTAACTTCTTTTTATTTAATTTTAATACATTACAGAAAAATAGATTTTATAGATTTACGTTTAAAATTTTAAATGGCGGAACAATAAAATATTTTAAAAGTGATGAGGTTTTTAGTATAATATAATATGCAAAGAAATAGCGCAGGTCAAGTTATAGTTAAAGAAAGTGGTTCTTTATTATTAAGCATTCCATGTATAACAAGTACAATATCTATTAATACATATAATAGATTTTTACTAGACGAAAGAGAATTTACAGAATTGGTTCCTACTATTGATAAAGATGCATTAATTAATAAATTAGAGATTGATATAGCAACAGCAAATACAACTATAAATGTATTAAGTGCAAATTTAACTCAAGAAAAAATTAATGCATTAGGTGGATGTAAAGTAGGTATTAGAGTATCATCATCTGCAGCACCAAACAAAACATATAACGGTAAATTTTATGGCGAAAAAATTGGATTTGATATTTTATCAAGCTCAGACGGCATATATTATAATGCTATACAAACTAATGGTAAGTCTACATATAACGTAACTGACAAAGGGGCTACATTATATCAAGATGCTAATAGTAAAGCATTCTATACTTTAAAAGCTACTATAAAATATCGATATAGATATGTAGGATTAAATACAATTAATCAAGGTAATGCTACAACTAAAATACAATTTTTTAAGTTTTTTAATGGTAAATCAGAGCCTATAGGAAATGGTATTGAAAGAACTGATAATATAGCATTTACATATAAACCTGGAGATAGTACCGGATTATTTACAATAGATTTATTAGACACTGGTTATGGTTTGGGAGGTGAGACAGATTTTATTTATTTACCCGTAATAAAGATGCCAGATAATTTTATAATGGAAATATACCCAGGATCAACATTTACATTATTACCAGAATAACAAATGACAATAGATAAATTACTTCAAACAGATCAGCCAGTATATAATATCGGTTTTAGTGATGCTGATATTCAACTTATCGGTAATCCTAATATAATTACTTCAACTCCTACAGCAGCTCGTAGTAAATATGAAGTAAATATATATAGCTTTAATGGTTTATTACTTAATAGTTTTGTCGAAAATACATCTAAAGAATTTCAAACATCAAGTCCTACAATAATACCTTATTCAAGTGCAGGATTTAATTTAAACGCAGTAGTCTCAGCTAAGTATTTAAATATTCCTAATTTCAATAAATACTTTGATCAGTCAAATCTAAACTCTGGAAAATATTATTATACGATTAATTCTTATAATAGATTTATAGGTGGAGATAATCCTAATAATTTATTTATTCAAGAAATTTCTTCTACTAGGACAGAAATAAAATTAGGACGAAAAATACTTCCAGCTGCACCAAAACCTCCAGTTAGCGGCGAAGTTGGGCTTAGTCCTTTTGATTTTAGTAATGTAGATATAAAAACTGCTGAAACAGGCTCATCAACATCCTCTTCAACAGCAGACCTTACAAGATCACAATTTACTCAATATTTAACGACTGGTACTAATTTTAATAATTTATATGTTAATTTTGGTCAAGATAGATTTATACGCATTATTAATATAGATTTAGGGCCAGCACCGGCTTATGATATTTTAATAAAATTATATGAGCCATTGCCAATTGGTCTTGAAATTAAACAGCTTTGTCAAATAGATGAAGTAGTATTTAGATATGGTGATATAGCAGAATATGCTCAAAATATAGAAATAATAGATCCTTCGGTACTTATTCAATCGCCGAACTTTGATATAGATTTAGATATTTTTAAAGGGTCAGTAACTGGATTTCAAACATGGAATGATTTATTAGATGTTAATTTATCTACTTCTCAACAAATTATAGATACGTATTTTGGACAATCATTAACTGGTATTAAGTTAAATATTGATTATAGTAAACCAGAGCAATTTATATTTTATAGTTCAGCCGAAGAAAGATTTAATAACTTTTATTATAAGGTTCAGTTATTAGAAGATTATAATGCTCAATTAACGAGTCTTAATAATATTAATCAAACTATTAAAGAATCAAATATTATTGATGTTGCTAAAAAGCGTAATAAAATTATTAATGGATTTGATGATTTTGAGAAGTATTTATATTTTGGTACAGATTCAGGAAGCTTGTATACATTCTATACTGGTAGTATTAGTCCTTGGCCAAAAACTACAACAGGTAGTTTAAATTGGTTAGAATCATATAACTTTTGGGTAGATAATTATACTACAGGGTCTTTAAATCCTAATACAGGATATATTTTACAAAGTACTAAATCTAATATTGTTAAAACATACGCAGAAGATACATTAGCAATAATGTTAGATTATGATAGAAAAAATATCAATTCTCTAATAAAAACAATACCAGCAGCATTATCTTTAGATGACAGAAATTCAGAATACTTTATATTCGTGAATATGATTGGCCATCACTTTGATATTATATATACTTACGTTAATCATTTAAAGTCGATACATTCTAGAGAAGAACACCCTTTAGATGGTATAAGTAAAGAATTATTAACTACGGTTGCAGATTCTTTTGGATGGAAATTAACAAACTCTAAAAAGAAAGATAGTTTATGGCAATATGTAACTGGATTAAATGCTAACGGAAATTATCTTCAATCAGGTAGTTTACCAACAATATCTACAGAACAATATACTTTAGAAATTTGGAATCGTATCGTAAATAACTTACCATACTTACTAAAAACAAAAGGTACGAGAAGATCTATTCAAGCATTAATGTCTTGTTATGGAATTCCTTCTACTATTATTAATATTAAAGAATATGGTGGGCCTTCGGTAGCAGATATTAGACCGGATTGGCAAGTTGATAAGTTTTTATATTCATTAGAATTTGGAAATAATACTGGTTCAGTTTCTATACCTTGGACTAAATTATATTCATCAAATAGAAACCCTGACTCAATTCAATTTAGAATTAAACCAGACCCTAATGTAGTTTTATTTCCTAGAACATTATTAAGAACTGATAATATCGGATCTCCATTTTTCTATATAAATTACGATCAGCCATCGGGATATAGTTCTAAAGAAGGTCAATTAACGTATTATGTTAGACAAAGTGGAAACACTTATGTAAGCGGTACTTTAAATAATGTTCCTATGTTTAATGAAGATTGGACATCAATATTATTAACAAGAGATCCATTAACTAATTCTACAGTATCTACAAATTATACAATAACGGCCGTTGTTAAGAAATATGATAATATAATTTATAATTCATCTAGCTCGTTTACAGCCACAAATTTATACTATAATAGCTCAAGTAATATACTTATAGGGTCTTCTAGTTATAGTGCTTCTAATAAAGCCTTTGACGGTAATATGAGCGAATTTAGGTATTGGTCATATACTTTAAATAATGCTTCGATGGTAGAATATACCAAAAATCCATTATTTTACGGAGGAAATGTAGATCCAGATGCTTTTACATATTTAGATTTTAGAGCTCCATTTTCATATTTAACAGATATTACAGGAAGTTATCCTTCAGTACATCCTGATCAAGGAAGACCTAGTTTCTCTGGATCAATAGCATCTAATGCAACATTAACAGGATTTCAAGCTACGGATTTAGGAAGCGAAGATTATACGACATATGTAGCAGTTCCTAGTTTGGGAAGCGATAATATCATGAGTCAAAAAATTAGACTTATTGATAATTCATTAAGTGCGGCTTTAGATACAGATATATCTTCTGAAGTTAAAACATCAGAACAAACACCAAAAGATACTAATGTAGTAAGTGTTTATTTATCTCCTCAAGAAATAGTAAATGCTGACATCTATAATCAATTAGGATATTTTGATATGGATGATTATATTGGAGATCCTGGAGATCAAAATAATTCATATTATACTGATTTAAGGACTATACAATTTCAATATTGGAAGAAGTATAAGAATAAAAATAGCATGCCTTTATTATTAAAGTTATTATCGGTATATGATTATTCTTTCTTTGATCAACTAAAGCAATTATTACCAGCAAGAGTAATACTAGATAATAGTATTGTAATTAAGCAAAATATATTAGAGCGTAATAAATTTATTATTAATGATGATGTAATTGCATCAACACCAATGTATAATAGTCTTATAGATATAAACGATATAAGATTATCTGGAGAATATCCTGTTTATAGTGCAAGCATTGATTATACAGAAACGTTAAATAATGCAGGAGTTTATAATTATAGCTCAAGTAAATATATAGCCGGAACTGGTGTAGTTCCATTAATGATTAGATTTGAAGCTACTGGAGCAGCAATATTACAAAATGCTTTATCTAAAACTCGTCAAATTTTTTATCCAATATATGATAGTGCATATAGTGCTAGTATTAGTAAATATAATCCATTATCTAGTTCATACCGAGCTGCAGAAGTCCAAGATTATATTTATGAATCTAAAGCATATAAGAATTCTAAATTTGATGGTACTAAAATATCAGCGCCAGGATATAATGTTGGGAGTAATGATTTACCAGATAAATCACCTATTATAATAATAACTAGAGTAACACCTGGTATTGTAAGAAATAATCCAGCAATAGTACCTTATTCGAGTGTAGGATTTAATTTAAATCCGGTGACCCCAACTAATCCTGCTGCAGGAACAAGGACATCAATACCAAGCATACAACCTGTAACAAATAGACCAGCAGCAGGATCTACTGCTCCCGTTAATTCAAATGTATCTAATTATGTTAGGACAGGATTTAATTTGGGAGGGTAAAATAACCAATAACAATTAATGATAACATATAATTATTTAAAAATAGAAGATATATCAATATGGGATATTTAAATAACGCAAGCGTGACTGTAGACGCTATATTAACTACAAAAGGTCGTCAAAAATTAGCAGCAGGTACTACTAATGGTTTAGGAATTGCATATTTTGCATTAGGTGATGATGAAGTAGATTATGATTTATGGAATCCAGCACATCCATTAGGAAGTGATTATTATGGTATTGTTATAGAAAATATGCCAGTATTAGAAGCATCTCCAATACCAGAACAAAATTTAAAAAGTAAGTTAATTACATTACCAAAAGATACTAGAGTTTTAGCTAAAACAGAAGCATTACCTTCTACACTTACAGATTTTAAATTCCGTCGTACTTCGACAGGAGATGTTGAAATTGTAACTGGCGGTAATGGAATTCAAGTTACATTAGGATTAGAACCTAATTCATTTAATAATGATGTATTAGGATATACAGTATATTATGATTCTAGATATTTTGAAATTGCCGTCACGGGTACAAATCTTACAAATTCTGCTGCAGGCACTGCTGCTGCAACTTCAGCTATAGGAGATAGTGCAGCTGCTTTATCTAGTATAGTTACTTTTAGTGCATTTAAATTATTTCCTAAAAGATATGCATTATCAACAGACTTTCCTGGAAGTTCAGCTACTTTAAATATAATTGCTCAAGGTAATGAATTAGGCGGAAGTGTAACTATTCCAGTAGTAGTTACATTTATATAATACTATTTAACAATAATATAACCTTCTTTTAAAAAAATAAAAATGGCAACAACATTTAAAACGCTTAATCAAACATCAGATATTGTAAATAATACAGCAGGTCAGATAGTAACAGCCCCATTATGGGCTAATAATATTGGTACATTAACTACATATTTTACTAGTTCATTAATGACTGCAACTCAAAAACAATATTATTATGATGTAGTTAGCGACACTAGCACATCAGCAAGCGGTCAATTTGCAATTACTTTTGGTAATAGACAAGGAAGTGGAAGTTATTCTGGAGGTGGATCATTAAACGATTCTCCTACAAGAGCAATATATTCACAATATAAAAATATTTTATTAAGCCCGACAGATGCGCAATTTACATTTTATGGAGGCGTCAATTCTGATAATATTTATGTTATAGCGGTTAATAGAGCTAGACTAAAAGAAAGATTAAATGCTGGTACATGGCAATTAAGTTTATCAGAATTAACTGGTAGATCAGGCTCATCTGGTTTTCCGAATGGCGTACCTAATGCAAATTTTACTGGTAGCTATGTTAGAGTATCATCTTCACTTAAATTGCTTAACTTAATAGATGATAGCAATAATACTGCAACAGTAAATAGTACTAATGGTGGTAAAATATACAATATAGTTTCAGGATCAGTTAATGGTGGTATTTTTGGAGGTAGTATTAATGTATCGAATTCATACGGGCTAGTTTATCCTGATTTAGGATTGATAGTTTTAAATGGTACTATGCTAGATAGTTATTTATCATTTAATACAGTAACAGCATCATATACTGCAGCAGGAAATGATTTAGTTCCAGGAGGAAATAATGCTTGGAAATTATTTACATCAATATCAGGCGCAGCTTCAATTAATACATCAAATGGATTTACTGCCAGAAATCAAGAAACAGTAAAGTCTCAGATAGTATTTGCAAGAGCATTTAATAATGAATTTAACTTTTCAGGTAATCCTTCTTTTGTAACTATATCATCATCTGGTAATACATTCGCCCAACCTACATTTTTAGGTAATCCACAAGTATATATTACTTCTGTAGGATTGTATGATGCTGCTTATAACTTAGTGGCAGTTGCAAAATTAAGCAGACCATTATTAAAATCATTTGATAGAGAACTTTTAATTAAGGTTAAGTTAGACTTTTAATAAAATTCAAGATATATGTAAAAGGCTCATTAAGTTGGGCTTTTTTACTGAATATATAATCATATCGATATTTATAATAAAGGTAACGGTTAATGTCAGAATATAAATCAATAGGCTCAATACGAGACTCAAGTGTAACTAAATATACCGCGCATAAAAACTGGAGTTTAACCTCAGCATCATTTACTAGCTCTAGCTATACATACTTAAGAGGTATTTATCCAAATAATTTATTAATTCCTATTAGTAGTTCTTTAGCAAATACTGAATTAACAAATTCAAACGGGTCATATATGAAAAATACTTATTATGGTATTAGTCATCTATACTATAATTTTTATAATCCATATGGATATATAAATTACGGCTCAGGCAACTTTTCTAGAAAACTAAACCATGATTTAATTACTTATTCTTTACCTCGTATAAAAGTAGGCGATAAAATTAAACCTAGTAGCGTTTATTTAACTTTAACGGGAGTTCAAAATGAATCTATTCCATTGCAAGATAATGGAAATTATGAATTAACTGATCTTAGAATTAATACTTCAAGCTTCGTAACAGGAGAGCTTACATATTTAGGATTTAATGATGAATTTGATTTAAGTAAAATACCAAATACATATACACCGAATAATATTGAATTTATACCAGGTATATCTATACCTAATAGCGGAAGCACTACAACAACATTTACTGCCGGGGCTACAGGGACAATAGAAATTCTTCCAGGTGCAAATTCTATCAATAGTAATTTTAGTATGTATATCCAAGGTACGTCAGGAAGCTTTCATACAGAATTAGGCCCTGCTACTAATTATATAGCTACGGCCGAAACAGGAAACCAAATTAAATTTAAATTTATTGGATTATCAGCAGGTTCTACATGGATAACTTTATCTCCGTCAGGTTCAATAGACTCTAATAATAATACATTATGGGTATATAATGACCAAACGAGTATATGGTATTATCTGCCAAATAAATCAAATACGGACTTATTTAATGGTATACTTATTACATTAACAGGAAATACAATCACTAATCTTGATGCTGATTTAATGACTGCAGGGTTTCTTACAGCAACTCCAGATAACTTTAATAATATAAATTGGAGTATATTTGCTTATACTAATGGGTATCAAGCTAAGTTTAATGGTACAAATTCTGCTATCGAAATAAATAATACTACTAATAATTGGTTTAATGTCTTTGATAATGATTTTGCTATATCTTTATGGATGACTCCATATTCTACAGCAGTTACGCAATCAATTATTAGTAAAGCATATTATATTAACAATAATACAGCCACACAATTAGCATCATATCCATTTGATATGTATTATACTAGTGCTTCATTAACTGTTAAAAGATATGATGGTAAAACTACTACGACAGTGTCAGCATCTATTAATAATCTTAATCAAGCTTATCATATCGTATATCAAAAAACGGGTAGTAATTTACAAATATATAGAGATGGTACTTTAATAAGTACGGTAGCAGATGCGACAGTAAATAAGGTATCTAATAATTATAGTATATTTGTAGGTGCAAGGGGATATTCATCATCTTCTATGGCATCTCAAAGTCCATTTAATGGGGCAATTGATGAAGTAAGGATTTATGGAAAATCATTAACCCAATCAGAAATAACATCTTTATCTACTTTAACTAACGCCAATTATTTAGCGCTTCAAACTAATAAAGTTGGTAATGTATTTTATGAGCAAGGAATAGTAGTTTATTCTCCTTTCCAAAACGAATTAATTACCGGATCATTTGACATTAAGGATTTTTCATTAAAATATAAAAGCAGTATAGATATAGATCAGTATAAATATTATATCAATGTTCCTATGAATGATTATAATACTAGCACTAATCCTACATTATATGATTCTACTGGTTCATTAATGTCATTTGCAATTGACACTGATTTTACTCCATATATTACTACAATAGGATTATATGATAAAGATTATGATTTAGTCGCAATCGCAAAATTAGGTTCTCCGATTCCAAAAAGTAGTGGATTGGATTTAAATTTTGAAGTAAGTTTCGATCGATCTTAAAAACAACAAAAATAAGTTATGTCAAAGAAAGCATTTAAGAAATTTTCAATACGAGCATTAGCAAGATCTAAAGGGTTTCGTAGTGGATTAGAAGATACAATATCAGAACAACTTAAAAGGACTGATAATACATGGAGTTATGAATCTGAAAAGTTAAAATATACAATTCCAGAAAGAGTAGCATCATATACTCCCGACTTTATATTAATAAAAAAGAACGGAGAAAAGATGTATATCGAAACTAAAGGAAGATTTACGGCTATCGACAGAAAAAAGCATTTACTAGTAAAAATTAGTAATCCTGATATAGATCTTCGTATATTATTCCAGACTCCCAATAATAAATTATCAAAAGCATCTAAAACTACATATGCTAATTGGGCTGATAAAAATGGATATTTATGGGCTGCAAAAGAAATTCCTGCTGCATGGCTTGAAGAATAGAAAATTTTTATTATATTACTATAGATGGATAATGTAAAATTAATTTCTTCTGTAGAATCAGTTCTAGGAAAAGGCAAAAAAACCTCAAATGGTAATGTAGCTCATTTCTGCCCTTTTTGTAATCACCATAAACGTAAATTAGAAATACAAATGGTGACTAACAGTAAAGGAGAAAATCCATGGAATTGTTGGACTTGTCAAAGAAAAGGTCGTAAACTAATAAATCTTTACAAACAATTAAATACTGGTTATGAAAAGATCGTAGAGCTAAATAATGCTTTAGGAGTTATTACAAAGGATATTAATAATCTATTCACGGAATATCATGGAAATAAATCATCATACTTATCATTACCAAAAGAATATAAGTCTTTTTTAGATGCTGAAAATACTCCGGATTATAGAAATGCTTTAAAATATTTAAGGGAAGATAGAGGATTTACTAACTTTGATATTATTAAATATCATTTAGGATATTGTAATTCAGGTCAATATAAACATAAGATTATTATACCTAGTTATAATATATCTGGAAGTTTAAATTTCTTTGTTGGTAGAGATTTTTATGATTCATCATTTAAACATAAGAATCCAAATGTAAGTAAAGATATAATTGGATTTGAGCTTTATATAAATTGGAACTTACCAGTAATATTAGTTGAAGGCGCAATAGATGCGATGACAATTAAAAGAAATGCTATACCTTTATTTGGAAAAACAATACCAGATGAATTACGTAAACGATTAATAGAGAAAAAGGTAAAAGCAATTTATGTTTGCTTAGATAAAGATGCTCAAAAACAAGCATTAGCAGTAGCAGAGGAATTTATAAAAGAAGGTATTATAGTATATTTCGTAAATCTTCAAGAAAAGGATCCAAATGAAATTGGATTTGAACCAATGATTAAAATTATTAAAGAAACTAAACCATTATCATTTTCAGACTTGATAAGGTATAAATTAAATATATGATTACAATTCATAAAATAGGAGGAGCATCTGTAGAAAATATTAAGTATATTATTCACGTTGCAGATATCCATATCAGACTTCAAAAAAGACACGAAGAATATAGAACCGTATTTTCTAGGTTATATTCATACTGTAAAGACTTTAAAGATAAGAATCCAAATACCATTATTTATGTAGCAGGGGATATAGCTCATTCTAAAACAGATATGTCGCCTGAGCAAATTAATTTGATTCAAGACTTCTTTAGATCATTAGCAGATATTACAGATACTCTTGTAATTACTGGTAACCATGATATGAATCTAAACAATAAAACCAGATTAGATGCGTTAGAGCCTATTATTAATGCTATTAAACATCCTAATTTATTTTATTTAAAAGATACTGGAGTATATGAATTTAGTAACGTTTATTTTAATGTTATGGGTGTTGCTGATAGGCCAGTTAGTTTTATTAGAGGCAATCAAATTCCAAATGATAAAATAAAGATAGCTCTTCATCATGGCGCGGTTAATCAAGCTTCGACAGATGCAGGATTTCAATTAACTAATGATTTAGTAAACACAGATACATTCGCAGATCATGCTATTACTTTATTAGGAGATATTCATAAATTTCAATATCTAAATGCCAATAAAACAATAGCGTATGCATCAAGTCTTATTCAGCAAAACTTTGGAGAAACTTTAAATTTTCATGGATTATTAGTTTGGGATATTGAAACATGTAAATCAGAATTCGTAGAGATAGAAAATGATTATGGGTATATTACTTTAGAAGCAACTGCAGGTATAATAAACTCATATCCGGCTAAATTCCCTAAAAAAGCAAGGGTAAAATTAAAGCTTCAAAATACTACATCATCCCAATTAAAGACATTAGTGGCTGACTTAAAATCTAAATATAATGTTCTGGATATTGTAACTCAAAAAGTAAAAGACTTTCATAAAGACTCATCTAACGTAACAAAAATATCTTTAGGTAATGTAAGAGATATAGAATATCAAAATTCTCTTATTACTGAATATCTAGTTAATAAATTAGATATTGATGAAGATTCTATGTTGGATGGTGTTCGTCATATTAATCGAACTATTAATTCTAAGCTTCAAAGTATAGATACATCTAAAAATATAACTTATAATTTAGGAAGATTTGAATTTTCTAATA